AATACTCTCAGAGCCAGAATAGAGAACCTGGAAAATGCGTTCGACGAAGAGGCTAAACGAAATAAGAGCTCTGCCCTGCGTTAGATGCGGTTATCCTCACTCGCAAGCGGCTCATTCTAATTTCAGCGAACATGGTAAAGGCAAGGGCATTAAAGCAGATGATAAATACACTATTCCGTTGTGCCATACCTGCCATCAATGGTTTGACCAGTATCGAGGGATGGGACTTGTAGAATCTAAAGAATGGTTCAACAAGATGTTAGAAAAAACAGAGCGGATGCTTAATATTAAAGATGGTGATGTTTTTTGATATAGTGTTTCTACTAATGAAATGGACTCAATAATTATGAAGTTCGCACTATTTTATTTTACATCCATGCTCGCCCTGTATGTCATTGCGTTTCCAGTATTTTTTCTAAGTGATTTGGAAATAGTAGTTACTACAGCAATCTGGCTTCTCTCAGTAGCAGTTTGTTTTCCTCTTGCTATATATGCCAAGAAAACATTAATAAAGATTTAAAATTTTAAGATATCTAAGCCACCCTCGGGTGGTTTTTTATTGCGAGGTCAAAATGGAATTCCGACAAGTTGTTAAGAACCATTGCGACATTTCACCAGTTACAAACTTTCTAAATGTGAATCATGGTAAGGCAGCGAGCGAAGGGAAGCCTTTGGTTGTATTGATTGCTCCTCAAGAGAAAGATCGCTCAAAGGCTCAAAACCGTTTGTACTGGATGTGGCTTAATCAGTGGGCTAAGAAGCAGGGAACGGATAAAGACTATGAACATCTGTTCTTTAAGAAGAACTTCTTAGCAAAAATCTATGATCGTGATGACGTTGGCCAATACAAGAAAACATTCAAAGCTGTTAGAGAGTTGAAGGATTCTAAGCATCCACTCTATCAAGATGTGGCAAATGGATTATGTGAGCTAATGAGCACTACAGACGCAAGTACAGCTCAATTCACTGAATATCTAAACGACATTCACGCATTCTGTAATAAAAACGGGTGTTATTTGGAAACGCCTGATGATCTTAAGTATGTGTTGGAGTGAGATATGTACCCTTTTACTGTCTGGCCACTGCAATTAATAATTCAACGAATATTGGAAGAAAAACATATGAACACTACAGAGCATTCTCAACTTGAGTGTGGAAGCATCCCAAAAGGGACAAAAGTAAAAATTGATGGTTGTCCATTCGTGTTGCAAGACGATGTAAAAGTTGCTGCTTCACAAGAAATCGTAGATCTTGCAATCAAAAACCAAAACGACTTTTACAATGGTATTGGCGTTGTAGGTGAAAAAACAGAATAGAGGTACCAATGGAAGAACAAATCAAAGGCGCAGAACCCTTAAAGAATTTACGCCATGAAGAGTTCTGCCACGAATATCTAAAAACGTTGAGTGCTCAAGAGGCAGGTAAAGCAGTAGGTTTTAAAACCCGACAACATGCTTGGGATGTGCTTCAACGAGAAGAAGTTGAGGAACGCATAGCTTACTTAAATGGGCAGCGCATCAAACGCGTTGATGTAGATGCGGACTATGTACTTAAGCGCCTTGTAGAAATCGACCAGATGGATGTTTTAGACATCATGGACGATAAACTACAAATGAGACCAATGAGTGAATGGCCGCCAGTTTGGCGTCAATTCATTAATAATGTAGAAAGTGTTGAAATCGCCGAAGGCGCTGGCTGGCTTAAGAAAATCAAATGGCCAGACAAAGTGAAGAACCTTGAGTTGTTAGGCAAACACATTGCTGTTGGGGCCTTCAAAGAGAGTGTTGAGCATAAGCACAGCGGCTCAGTTGATATGAATTTAAAGGTGGTATTCGAAGATGATGGAGAAACGAGTACCAAGTAAATTCAAGCCACTTTACAAACACCTTGCTACCAACAAATTATTTTATGTGTTTCATGGTGGTCGTGGTGGTGGTAAATCATGGGAAATTGCAGACTTCTTATTAATTGAAGGCGCCCAAAGAAAGCACCGTATTTTGTGTTGTCGTGAAATCCAGAAATCAATCAAGCAGTCTGTACACAAGCTTTTATCAGATCGAATTGTTTCACTTGGCTTAGAAGGCTTTTACCAGATTCTTGATACTGAAATACGTGGGCAAAACGGGACTGAGTTTTCTTTCTCTGGTCTGCAAAACCACACTGTAGATTCTGTTAAGTCATTTGAGGGCGCGACAATCACATGGATTGAAGAAGCGCAGACAGTAAGTGCCTATTCTCTGAAAATCCTTATTCCTACAGTCGTTCGTACCCCAAACTGCATGATCATCATGTCGATGAACCCTAAACTGCCAAGTGATGCAGTTTATGCTGATTACGTTACAGTTGAGCGTGATGACACGGTGGTTGTTCAGATTAATTACACAGACAACAAACACTGTCCAGAAGACTTAATAAAGCTTGCTGAGCAGATGCGTGACAATGACTACGATGAATATGAGCATATTTATTTAGGCAAGCCTAAAGAAATCGCAGACGGTGCAATCTATAAGTCTGAGTTTGAACAAATCAAGCGTGAAAACCGCATCTGCAAAGTTCCACATGACCCTAATTTGCCAGTTTATACATCTTGGGACTTAGGGATTCTTGATCCTACTGCTATTTGGTTCTTCCAAGTCTATGGCAAAGAGATTCGAGTCATTGATCACTATGAAGCGAATAACGAACCGTTATCACACTATGCGCGCATTCTCGACGAGAAAGCGAAAGAGTATGGCTATCAGTATGCAAAACACTTTGCTCCACATGATATTGCCGCTCGTGATCTTTCAAGCGGTGTGAGTCGTGAAGAAACAATGGCTAAGCTTGGGTACAAGATGACTAAGGGTGCAAGGCTGGGTGTTGAAGACCGAATCGAAGCAACACGTCAGATGCTCAAAAACGCTTGGTTTGACGCTGAGAAGTGTAAGTTTGGTATCAGAGCACTGCAAAACTACAGGCGCGATTTTAACGACAAACTAGAGCAATTTAAGGCTACTCCTGTGCATGACTGGGCATCACACAGCTCAGATGCGTTTGGAGAAGGTGCACTAAACATTAATAAGATGTGCGAGCCGACTAAAACTGCTCCACCTCCACCTAAAGCCGCTTCATCTTGGATGGGATAAAATGGATAAAGACGAAAAAGACATTCTCGCTCAAGCAAAGAAGTTTCGCGACGATGCTCAAGACTATTGGAACGATATTTATTGCCAAGGTCGAGAAGATAAAGAGTTTGTGACAGTTAAAGGGGCTCAGTGGGACAGTGAAGCTATTAAGAAGCGCAAAGCCGAAGGTAAGCCAACACTAGAGTTTAACCTTGTGCATACTTACTGCCGTCAGCAAGTAAACACTCACAAGCAAAATAGACCTCAAATTCAAGTTGTGCCAGTTGATAGTGGTGCTGATGAGGAAATGGCAAAAGTTCTTGCTGGTCTTATCAAAGACACTGAAGAAGCAAGTAACTTTGAAGATGTAAACGACATAGCGGTTGAAAATGCTGTTTATAGTGCTGTTGGGTTTATCCGCATCACTGCTGATTACATCCACGAAAAGAGCTTCAATCAGGAGCCAAAGTTCAAAGCTGTACATAACCCTGAAGCAGTCCTAATTGACCCGTTATCGCGCGAAATGGACGGCTCAGACATGAGCAAAGCGCTTGTGTGTGAGTGGGTGTGTAAAGACACCATTGAAAAGCAGTACGGCAAAGAGGCTGTATCTGACTTTGAAATGGACGGCATTGAGAACTGGTTCAATGAAACTGAAAATACAGTCCTTATTGCTGAATACTTCTATAAAGACGAAGTTAAAGACAAGTTAATTATGCTTGAAGACGGCACGACTGATTTTAAATCGGTCTTGCTGCAAACCTTCAATGAAGAAGATCTAAAAGCATTCACGGTTAACGAGCGTGATACAACCCGTACCGAAATCAAATGGGCTAAGTTATCAGGCTGTAAAGTTCTTGAAACTGGCGTGTTCCCCGGCAAGTACATTCCAATTGTTCCAGTTTATGGTGAAGTTATCTGGATTGGTGACAAGCGACACATTTTCTCACTTGTACATTTTGCTAAAGATCCACAACGCCTATTCAACTATTGGAAGTCAACTGAAGCGAACATTCTTCAGAAAAACCAAGATGAGTTGACTGTGGTAGATGCGAAAGCTACTCAAGGTTATCCAGAGTGGGATGACCCATCAAAATATAAGCATCTTCGCTACGATTACATTGATGAAACTGGCAAGCAGCGCCCCGGGCCAGTAAAAGTTGGCTCAGCGCAAGTACCTGTAGGCATTTTAAACGCTTCTGAATCTGCAAAGACATTAATTGCTGATACGTTGAATATGCATGCTCCGCAAATGGGGCAAGATGTTAATCAACAATCAGGTAAAGCTATTGGACTATTGCAACGTCAGGGTGAAACGTCTCAGTTCCACTTCCAAGACAATGACAATAAGTCAATTCGTCATTGTGGGCGCATTTTGTTGGGGTTATTCCCTGTTTACTACGACACTCCTATGGTGCGTCGCATAATTGGGGCAGATGGTGAGTCAGAAATGGCTAGGCTTAATGCTAAACCTCAGAATGAAGATGAAATGGCTAAGGCAATTGATGGCGTCTTAAATGATATGTCAGTTGGGCGTTATGACGTCCGTATGGATACAGGGCCTTCATTTAATACCCAACGTGAGCAGTCATTCCAATTGATGATGCAATTAGCTCAGTTTGCGCCAAATATCATGCAAGCTGCTGGTGACTTAATCATTAAAGATTCACCTCTCTTGAATTCTAAACAGATTGCAGAGCGCGTGAAGAAATTAATGCCGCCTCAAGTGCTTGAAGAAGGTCAAATTAATCCTGAGCAAGCTAAAGCGCAAATCACGCAGCTTGATCAACTTGTACAGCAGCTTACTGGTGAGCTTGAAGCTCTACAGAAAGAAGTGCAAGACAAGGTTGAAGATCGTAACCTTGAGTTACTGAAAGCTCGCATTAATGCCGAGAAAGATTTGCAAGTAGCACAAATTAATGCTGCTAGCCGTGCAGATGTTGAAGAACTGAAAGGAACAGTTGCTCTTCTTAAAGAGCATATTGGGCTAAATCAAGTTCCACAGCAATGGCTTACACAAGGTGAATCATTACCTGACTACCAGACAGATTTGCCAAAACAAGATTATCCGCTGCAAGGTGCGCCTGAACCACCACCTGAGCAAGCGCCTAGCATTCAGAACCCTGCCGAACAGCAGGGTTTTTTAATGCCTGATGAAACGGTTCAACAAGAAGACTTCGCTCCTAGTCCTGATCAGGCTGGGGAAGGCGCACAACTGATCGAAGGTAATTTATTGCCAAACTTGGAGCAACAAAATGGATCCGAATTCTGATACTCAAGACATCGTTGAAACCACTGCAACGGAAAATACAAGTGTTGAAAGTCAAGAGACAAATTCTCCAGAAACAGAAACTCAGGAACCTGAGACCGCTGAACAGCCAGAAAATGATGAAGCGAAGAAGGAACCTGAAAAGCCAAAGCGTAATCGTGCACAAGAGCGAATTGAGCAATTAGCACGTGAAAATGCTGAACTTCGACGATTCAAAGCAGAATCAGAAGCAAAGCAAAACGCACCAAAGGCTAATGAGAAGCCAGCTAAACCAAGAATCGAAGACTTTGAGACATATGAAGAGTACTTAAAAGAGCACGATGCATATGAAGAAAAGCTAGATGAATGGCGCATTAGTGAGGCTGAGCGTCGTATTCAAGAAAAGCAGAGCAAAGCATCAAAAGAAACAGAGCAAGTTCAGCGTGAAGCTGAATATGAGGCTGTTATTACTGAGTTGGCAGTTGAAGGTATTGATATTGATCATTACACCAAGAAAGCTGAGCAATTGCCTGCTTTGCCTATTCAGCTTTTTGAGCTTGGCTTACCCACTAAAGACACATTATTGCTTGCAAAAGACCTGCTAGATGACGAAGCCACTTATTTAGAACTGTCTCGGATGTCGCCAGCACAGGCAATTCTAAAAATTGGCCAATACATCGGCACTAAGTCGACAAAAAGCGCTCCTCCTGTTTCAAAAGCTCCACCACCAATAAAACCTGTCCAAGCAAATGCGCCTGCTGTTCGTGACCCATCTAAGATGAGCGATGACGAATGGTACAAGGCTGAAACACAGAAACGAAATAAAGGAAAATAATATATGGCTAATACCATTCTTACGCACCAAATGATCGCCCGTGAAGCAGCTAAAATGCTTGAGGAAGAGGCGCCATTTATTGCGAATATCAACAAAGGGCGTCAAGACGAATTTGGCAAAGACGTTCAAGGCTATAAAAAAGGCGACACTGTAACAATCAAGGTACCTACATCAGGCCGTGTATTTAATGGTGCAGTATATGCAGAAGGTGGTGCTGGTTCAGACTTCTTGGAAGAAGAAGTAAACCTTACACTAGATACACAAAAACACGTAGGCTTAAAGTTTGGTGCTAAAGAAAAGCTTCTTGATATCACTGACTTTAAAGAACGTATTTTACGTCCTCAAATGCAGACGCTTTCATCTGTTGTTGAAGCGGATCTTATTGCGCGTGGTGTACTTGGCACCCCAAATCAAGTAGCTATGTCATTATCAGGAGCAAACCCTTCTAATGCTTTAGCCTTGGGTCGTGCAAAGTTAAACCAATACTTAGCACCTGCCGGTGATCGTTCGGTAATCCTTTCTAGTACGGCAAACGTTGCCTTAAGTGGCGAAGTATCACGCATGTATAACCCAACACAAACCTCAAGCAAGGCTTATCTGCAAGGTTATGTTGCCACTGCATTTGGCGCTGACTTATATGAGCATCAATCAGTTGCTGTATTCAATAACGGTACTGCTGCTGGACTAACTGTAAATGGAGCAAACCAAACAGGTAAAATCGTAAACCTTGCAGCGGCCACTGGTGGCACCTTGACACAAGGCACAGTGTTCACAATCGCAGGTGTTAATGCCGTTCACCCACTTACTGGTCAAGACCTCGGTGTTCTTCAACAGTTTGTAGTAACAGCTACAGTAACTGTAGGAGCGAATACTGCTGTTTCAATCTTCCCAGCATTGAATGCAACAGCACCGAATAAAACTACAAGTGCATTGCCTGCGAATGGTGCTGTGGTAACAGTTGTATCTACGAATGGCTTCCAAAACTTAGAGTTCCATAAGGATGCCTTTACTGCTGCCTTCGCTCCTCTTCCTGTCTTAGCTTCATGTGAAGGTTATACAGCTCGTTTACCTAGCGGTATTTCGGTTCGTGTGATGACATTTGGTGATGGTTTGAATGATTTAGAGCGTACCCGTATTGACGTGTTGTATGGTTTCCAAGTTGTTCGCCCTCTACATGCTTGCCGTATCACTCAAGCCTAAACTTTCTTGACGACAAATGCCCGCAACTCGCGGGCGTCGTCATTTTTGGAGGACTAAAATGTCAAATGAATATCCAAAGATGCTCTACAAGGGCGATTTAGTTAATTTTGAATACACTACCGCCAATTCGGAAGAGCACCAAGAAGAACTAAAAGCAGATGGCTGGGTTGAGCATCGTGATCTTAAAGCTGCTAAGCCAGAAGTAGAAGTAATTGCACAGGCATCTGGTTCAAGTGGTGAATTAGCTGAGGCTAAAAAGAAAATCATTGAACTTGAAGAGCAGCTTGCTACAGCAAAAGGTGAGTACATCTCACAAATTAATGCACTCAAAAAAGAAAACGACACCTACAAATATTCCGCAATGGATGCAGGTGAGTTAAAAGCCATTCTTGATGAGAAGGGCGTTAAATACGGATCACGTGACGGTAAAGATGTGTTGGTGAAACTGGTGCTAGACAGTGAATACAACACTCAAGACGAAGAATGAGCGAATCATTCAAGCATTAATTCTTGAAGCATGGACCAGAGGAAGAAATGAACGTAAGCAAAATCGCAGAAAATGCAATGAAGCATCTCGGAATCTTGGCTAGTGGTGAAAGTGCTTCAGGTGATGAATTGATGGATGTAATAGAAGCTCTAGAGGGGCTTCTTGCGCAATGGGCAACGAGCAAGTTGTATGTCTATAAAACCAATCTCTTAACACTCGAACTCACTAAAGGCATTGGTACTTACTACATCGGTGTGGTTGATGATAAGTGCTGCAATTATCAAGTTACTTGTTGCAATGAGGTTGTGACTTCATTGCCAGACATTGAATCAGAGATTTCAATGATTTCTGATACTGCATGGCTTGATGACTGTGAAATCAAAATCATCCGTGATTTAAACAACACTTCTAATAGTCGTTATGTGCCCGTGTGGTATCGCAAAGACTATCCTAATTGGGAAATTCATGTTTTAGAGTCAGCAAAAAAACTTACTCTTAAAACATATTCTCTACCCCATAAATTAAAGCCAAAAGATGAGCTCCAATTCCCTCCCAACTACAAACGACCACTAGAACTTACTTTGGCTTTAGAGATTGCACCAATGTTTGGGACAGAGCCTTCTATGCGCTTACTTCAAAACCAAGACAATGCAGTTGAAATGCTCAAGTCAAGCAATTCTGTTCCAGCATATTCAAGCAATGATTTACCTGTAGGAGTTAGATGCTATGGTGAGCACCGTTATTGATATTCCTATAGTGGGGCAGTCATATCATCTTGAAAACTGGTCTGTGGACTGTCAACGCACACTTAATCTTTTCCCGCAAGTTGTTGAAAGTGGCAATGCGCCACAAGTTGCCGCTTTACTTCCAACTGCTGGACTAATTAAAAAGTTTGAGTTTGACAGTTATATTCGCGGCATGTACGCAATGAGTGACCGTTTTTTTGTGGTGGCTGGGCAAAAGCTTTTATCAATTAAAGCGGACAATTCTGTTAAAGAGTTAGGTGAAGTCAGTGGAATTGGAAGAGTATATTTTGCTGATAATTCTGTTCAATTAATGATTGTAAGTAATAATTCTTATAGCTTGGATCTTAAGAGTAATACTTTAAAGAAACTTGAACTAGGCGAATTCTTTGGTGCATCAGATGTAACTGCACTTGATTCTCGCTTTATTTGGACTGTACCGCAATCTGGACGGTTTCAGTGGTCAAACCTGTTATCTACTGACACTAGCGCACTTAATTACGCAACTGCTGAGGCCAAATCTGACAACCTTGTACGATGCATTGAAAACAACGATCAGCTTTGGCTTATTGGTGAAAAGACTACAGAAATCTGGAGTTCTACAGGCTCTAGTGAGGCGCCTTTTCAGCGTATGGGTGGGGCGATTATTCCAACAGGTTGTGTTGCTCCTGCTTCGGTTTGCCGTTTTGGAGGAAGCTTGGCTTGGGTATCTCGAACAGAACATGGTCAAGGTGTAATTGTAATTACGGAAGGTTTTACAACTTCTCGAATTTCTAATCATGCAATCGAAGCCGATATCTCAAGTTATAAGAGTATTGAGGATGCCTACAGTATTTCTTATCAAGAAAATGGGCACTCTTTCCTTCTAATAACATTCCCAAGTGCAAAGAAAACATGGTGCTACGATGGCACAACCAAAATGTGGCATGAACGTAGTTACTTTAATCCTAAAACCTACTTACATGAGCAGCATCGCGCCTTTGTACACTGTTTCTTTAATGGTAAGCAACTGGTTGGCGACCGTCAAAACGGGAAAATATACGAGCTTACTCTAAATAGTAGAACTGATGATGGCGACACTATTGTAAGAGAGCGTATTACTCCGGTAATCAATCCTCAAACACAACGAATGATTTTCCACGAATTAGAAATTGTGGCTCAAATGGGGCAGGACGTCGATGCAAAACCCATGCTAATGCTCGACTGGTCAAATGATAAAGGCCGCACTTGGTCTTATACACGACAAGAAGACTTAGGCGGTATTGGTGAATATGAAAAAAGATTGATCTTTAGGCGTCTAGGCCAGTCCTTTAGCCGTGTATTCCGGTTCCGTATGACAGATGCATCAAAGCTTGTAATCACAGGCGCAAAAGTGAGGGTGAGTCAATGAATTTAATTCCTCCATACCAACATCCACTTTTAGATAGTAATGGGCGCCTAACCCAACCGTGGCGAAGTTTTTTAGACAACCTTGTAAAGGCAGTTAATAAACTGAACGAGGCACCATGATTACGATAAGGCGAGAAAGGTGGATTGATTGCATAGATCAGATTATGCCACTTTGCCAAATGGTGCATGATCTTGTTGAAAAAGAACTATATGGCCTGCCACTCGACTTTGATAGCGAGCTATACCAGCAGTCCGAAGACCTTGACCAGTTCCATTGCTTAGTAATGCGCAAAAACGGTCATCCAATTGGTTTTCATTGGATGGTTATGTATGACCTTGCTAGATTTAAAGGAAAAAAACAAGCAGGAACTGACGCAATCTTTGTTCATCCTGAGCATCGCCAACATTCAATGAAGTTGATTCAGTTTAGTGAGCAATATGCAAAAAAACACGGCTGTATGACTTGGGCAATTGCCACCTTAGACCCAGAGTACAGAGGCCAGTTGTGGGAAAGAAAAGGGTTTAAGAAATCTGAAACAATTTTTATAAAGGTGATGACATGAGTAATGTAATCGGTGCAATCACTGGATCAAGCAAACAGGCAAAAGCACAGAAAGAGGCAGGCAACCAGATGGTTGATGCTTCAAATCGAGCAACTGACGTACAAAAACAAATGTTCGATCAAATGCGACAAGATCAACAGCCATATATGAATGCTGGTACTGATGCACTTAAAAGCCTTATGGGCGGAATGGGTGAGAACGGCCAGTTTATGCAGACATATAATGGTCAGGATATTTATAACGACCCAAGTTATCAATTCCGTTTAAATCAAGGTCTTGATGCAGTCCAATCTGGTGCAGCGGCAGCAGGTGGCTTGTTGAGTGGTGCAACGCAAAAAGCGCTTGCCAACTATGGGCAGAACTTTGCAAGCCAAGAATATCAAAATGCCTATAACCGCTTTAATGCGGATCAAACCAATAAATATAACCGCCTTTCTAATATTGTTGGGCTGGGGCAGAACGCGGCAGCTGGTGTTGGTAATGCTGGTATCCAAACAGGGCAAGCAATTGCGAACAACACTATGGCAGGAGCTAATGCTCAGGCAGCAGGAACAATCGCAGCAGGCAATCAGCGTGCGAATGATTTCCAAACCATGTTAGGCCTAGCCAATACAGCAGCGAAGTTTTATACCGGTGGAATGATTTAAGGAGTTAAAAATGCTTGATCCAAGTATCATTACTCGCGGAGCTGAGCGTGCTCAATTACAGCAACAGCAAACAAACGAAATGCTCGGCAATCTTGGTGGGGCATTGGGCCAAATGGTTTTAGGTCGTCGAATTAATCAAATGCGACAACTTGGAACGCCCGATGAACAAAAAGCTTTTGCTAACAATTCTATTTTCGCTCCACAATTAAATCAGGTTCTTCAAAGCGATCAAGCAACGGCTCAAAAAAATGCTATTGATTTACTTAAGGCTCAAGCGGAAATAGGAAAAACAAATAGTGAGGCTACCAAGAACAATGCCCAAGCAGGCGGTTTTACATTAGATAACTCTCAGAAGAAGTTTGGCGCTGTTCAAGGTGTTTTTCAGCAAGCTGCAATGACTGGTGATAAAGGACAAGTTTTGTTGGGTCTTGATGCACTGCAACGCACGGGGATGATCTCACCAGAGGATTATGCACATAACTTTGCAATAGTTCAGGCCATGACGCCAGAAGACGTTAAAAAGTATGCTAGCGGCATTGCTCTCACAGACAAAGATACAGCACCATTCTTGTATCAAACCAAAAACAATGAAGCAGACAATGCTACATCCGTTGCTAACAATATCCGCACAACTGATGCGTCAAGGTATGCGACTGATACCGCAGCTGCAACAGCAGATAAAAACCGGGCGCAAGATGCTCAACAGTTCAGTCAGAAACAGCAACTTGACGAATGGTTAGCGAAGAATAAGCCTATTGGAACAGAGATGGGGAACGATGGTTATATGTATGCCATATATCCGGGTGGGAAAGGTGTAAGAATCTCAGATGAGAGAGGAACTCCAATCCAAGTTCAACCTAAAGGGTCCAATAGTACTGTTGCTTCTCAGAATGAGGAAAAGCAACGTATTAGCAGAGTTAATGCCGTGCTCGATGAGATTCAAGGAATCTTGCCGCAAGCTACAGCGAGCTATGCAGGTCGAGGTATCGATCTGTTAGCACGTGGAGTTGGTTTAGCAACTCCAGGTGATGTAGCAACTGGTAAGCTTGGAACATTAGGCGGTCAATTAGTAGCTCTTATGCCGAAAATGTCAGGACCTCAATCTGATAAAGACGTTGCAATGTACAAGCAAATGGCTGGTCAGTTAGATGATCCAACCATTCCATTACAGGTTCGACAGGCGGCATTAGAGACTATTCGCAGCTTGAATAATAAGTATGCTGAAATGAACTCGCAAAGGCCTGCAACTGTTCCATACCAAAATGATGCACCTGCCAATGCACAACCTCAAAACCAAGCGAAATTGAACAACATTCTGTTTGGTAAATAATTATGCTATAACTTCCCTCATCAAGGTGGGGGAATACATGAATAAGATACTTATAATCCTAGCAATATCTTTGTTAACAGCTTGCAGCAAACCCAATAGTAAGCCAAGTTATGGTGATACTGGGTTACCAAAAAATTGTCGAGCTATAATCAAGGCCAATATTGAAGAGTACAGAAAAATACGTGCCTCACAAGAGGACTATTCTGTTCAAATGGATGAAATAGACGGTCTGTTTAGTTCAATGGATAGAAACTGTGGGGAAAATGGTTATTCATGGGAATATGAATAAACTGAGAACATACATTAAATTCTATAAACACAGTTAGTCGCCAAAAGGCGGCTTTTTTATTACCTAAGGAAATGCAATGGCATCAGCTCAAAAGTACATGCAGCTACTAAATAATCCCAACGCAAGGCGCATGCTTGATTTGATTGCAAGTGCAGAAGGCGTTAAGCATGGTTATAACACTCTGTTTGGTAATCAACGTTTTGATGACTTATCAGCCCATCCAAATATTCGAAAGGCATTTACCCAAACAGATGGCAAGAAAAACTACACAACAGCAGCAGGTAGATATCAATTCCTGAATGACACATGGAACGGCTTATCACGACAGTATGGTCTTAGGGACTTCTCACCACAGTCGCAAGACATTGGGGCAATTGCTCTCCTTGATCAGATTGGTGCACTTCCATATGTGTTAAAGGGTGACTTTGGCACTGCAATTAAAAAGTCAGGTGGTACTTGGGCATCGTTACCTTCATCCAACTATGCACAAAATAAGCGTTCTTGGGACTTTATCAACAAGCAACTAGGTAACAAGGTAAGTACTTTTGAACCTGAGTTTGTTGATTTAAAGAAAGTTGGTATTTCTTCTAATTTCCAACCGAAAATGGTTGATCTTGCAAGCGTTGGAATTGGGACAAAATCCGATTTTCAGCCCGAATTTGTGGACTTAAAGTCAGTTGGAATAGGTGTTTAAAATGGCTAGTCAAAATGATATTTCAGCCCGTATTGCAACTGCAAAAAAAGAAGGGTTTTCTGATGAGCAGATCTATTCAAGTTTAGCTTCCAATGCTGGTTTTGGTAAGCGTATCTCAATGGCCAAGAAAGAAGGTTATTCTGATAGTGATATAGCTAAAACACTTGGGCTTAATCTTCAGAAAGATCTTGGTGTTCAACAACCTATTAAAGTTACCACAACTCGACAACCTTTTGACTGGCAAGCTGCTCAACAGAAGGCTATGCAAGAACAAGCTAAAGCGGCGGGCCCTACAAGGTTATGGGAGTCTACTTTACTTGGTGCATCAGACTTAGGTGCTGGTATTGTACAAGGTTTCTCTTATGCTGGCGATAAACTTGGACAAGGTTTAAACGCTGCATTAGGCACAAACTTTGATACTGGCGCTTATGATCGCTTTACTAATCAACGGAAGGATATTCAAGAATTTCATCAAGCACGTCGACAACAAGCGGGTCAAGGCTATGATGTGGCACGTCTAGGTGGGCAAATAGCTGCAACTGCACCATTAGGTGCTTTAGGGCGAGGCTATGAGGGGGCAGCCATTCTTTCAAAGGCTGGCGCAGGTGTTGCAGCACAAAATGCAGCAGTTGGCGCAGCAATCGGAGGTGCTGGTTTTGCTGAGAATGGCAAGCAACGCCTAGAAAATGCAGCACTAGGTGGTGTCGGTGGTGCAGCAGGTGCAGTAATTGGTGAAAAGATTGGGCAGGGTGTTTCCAAGGTCGCTCGATCTGTTAAAAACACAGGTTCACGTGCAGCACAACAAACAGCACAAGCTATTGATAAAAACCTTGATGATGCCTTGCGTCAAAATGGAATGTCTCTTGGTGATTTATCTGATGATGTCGCTAATGGTTTACGCAAAGAAGCTCGCGATGCGTTAAAAGCAGGAAAGAACTTAAATCCAGAAGCAGTGGCGCGGAAGGCCGTTTTAGATCGTTTAGGTTTGAAGGGCACTAAAGCTCAGGTTACTGGGAATGCAATTGATTGGCAAAAGCAATCTGAGCTAGCTAAGCTTTCAGGAGCTGGCGATCAATTAAGAGGTAAATTAATTGATGATAATGTCCAGCTCCAAAATCTTTTAAATCAGGCTGCTGAACGTACTGGTGGTAATGCGACTGATCAATTTGGCGCAATGCAAGGCGCTATAAGTTCTCTGAACTCTCAACTTGATCAAAATAAGCAATTCATTGGTGCTGCATATGAGGCTGCAAAAAAAGCAGCTGGCAATGATGTAGTGATTGATGGGCGCGGATTCGCAAATGACGCTTTTACAGCTCTTGAACAGAATTACGCAGCTTCAAGCCTGCCATCAAGTGTTCAAAAGATCATAAAAGATGTGGCAGACAACCCGGATAAGTTCACTTTAGGTAAGTCAGAAGAATTAATTAAGATTCTTAACCGCGAATACAAATCATCGTTACAGATGGGTCAGCCGACAAGTTCGACATACTCAATTGGGTTAGTTCGTGATGCCTTGAATAAGCGCCAAGCTGAAGCAATGCAGGGGTTATTGACTAGTGGCAATGATGCTGCCCAAGCATATCAATTTGCAAGACAGGCGAATCAATTCAATGCAAACCAAATTGAAGGTATGCCTTTACTGCAAGATGTGCGAAAGGGAATTGAGCCAGACAAGCTATTTAATAAACATATCTTAAACGGGAATGTTAACGAGCTTGATCGAACAATTGAGTTGCTCAACAACGTTAATCCTCAAGCTGTTAATGATATTAAGCAGCAAGTAGTTCAATACATTTCAGGCAAAGCAATTAATCAAAATGGACAATTTAGCCCTGCTGGAATGAAGCGTGCTTTAGATGCAATTGGTGATCGACGGCTTGCTACCATGTTTTCACCCGATGAACTTAAAAACCTTAAGGACATTGGGAAAGCAGGGCAGTACCTAGTTACCCAACCTCCTCACTCTTATGTGAACAACTCCAATACATCAGCAGCTTTAATGAACTATTTAGGTGGAATCATTAATAGACCGGGTGTTCGTGTTCTTTTAGCCCCAGTTAAAGACATAGCTGATAATCGGGCTGTAAATAATGCTCTTCGCCCTGACGTAACAGGCACGCCAATTACTACACCGCCTACAACCCAAGAGCAAACCTTAATAGATCGACTGGTTCAAGCAGGCTTGCTTAGTGGAGCAGGCGCAACTAAACAGTAAAACTTAATCAAACACAAAACCGCCCTTAGTGGCGGCTTTTTTTATTTGAGGTCTTTATGTACCCATTAATGACGAATGTCACAGCACAATTTGTTGATGACAATGGAAGGCCTTTGACTGGGGGGAAGGTGTGGACCTATGAAGCTGGTACCACCACACCCAAGGCTACCTATGTAGATCCAGATGGGGGTGCCAAAAACACCAATCCCATTATCTTGGATGAAGCAGGACGAGCAAATATCTATCTAGACGATGGTGCATACCGGGTAAGGGTTTTATCTGCTGATGACGTTTTAATTGCTGATACAAATAAGCTTTCACGCTATGTAACAAGTACTGAATTAGATGAATTTATCCAGCAAGTACAAGATGGCTTGGATGAGTTAAATCAGGTCAAAGAATCGCTTAATACCATTGTTGAGCAAGGCATTGAAGCCCAAAAGGGTATTGCTGGTGGCTTAGCTCCATTGGATGAAAATGACAAGATAGATCCGCTTTATCTCAAAACGAGTGACGCTCTAGATGTCGATGATTCAAAGATATTAGCGACTTCAAAGGCTGCAAAAACACTTCAGGACAAGAAGCTCGAGAAGAAAGACTTGGCCTCTGGTGATGCACCTATTTATGCAGTTCGTGCAATGGGATCGTTCACAGGAACGGCTACAAAGATTGGCACTGGTGGCAACTTTAAGGCGGTTACGCGAATTGAGCTTGGCAAATTTGAAGTTGAACTCGAAACGGCTATGCCAGACGCAAACTATCGCGTTTTCTTAACTGCTTCGAACAATAACGGTTCAGCAGCTCAAAGTGCAAGTATCGATTACACCTTTACTCAGACGACAACAAAATTTCGAATTATCTGTACATATGGTGGTGACAACACCCTTGGCAGATTTGACCCAGACCGAACAGATTTTTTAGTTATTTAACAACACCCGAAAGGGTGTTTTTTTATGGATAAATAAAATGGCACAACTCGCTCCAATGATGCAATTACGTGCTCGCTTTGAAGACAAATGTGGGCACCCGTTAGCAGGTGGTAGTGTATTTGCTTTTGAAGTTGGCACTTCCACACCAAAAGATACTTTTAAGGATGCTAATGGCACAATTCCAAATACACATCCAATTAAATTAGATTATCGCGGTGAGGCAGATATCTATCTTTTATCCGGACGTTATAGATTTGTTGTTTACTCATGTACTGGAGTGAAAATCTACGATGTAGACAATGTTGGTGAGTGGCTTGGAACTATTAATGCATTAGCAGTTACGCATGTTGATAGTTTGGAAGGGCTGAATGCTATTTCAAATGTATGGGATGGGCGCACAATCTATGTAAAAGATCTGGGTAACTATCGTTACGATGCATTAACTACATCTTGGGTGAAGGCATATCAAGATGCTGATAATGTGAAAGATGGTATTGAAACGCAGAAATTAATCAATAATAAAACAATTCAAAAGGTTGAATCTATTTCTGACCTAATCAACTTAAATCCAAGAGATAATGGTCAGGTCGTACAGGTATTATCCTTTCATGAAGGAAAAGATAGGGGAGGTGATTACTTCAAATGGTCAGCAACTTTGAGCAAATCTCTGCATGATGGAGGTTATTTCATAGACCCTCTTATTGCTATACCTCCATTAGCAACTTTCAATACTTATTATTTGCCAAGAAATAGTGGCAATGGCATTTGGGTGCGTTTAAATAATAAACAAGATATTTATGCGGAGGCATACGGTCTTGTAAAGATGTCAGATGATCCTACAGCTGTATGGTCATGTGCTGCGATTCAGCAAGCAATTTATAAAGCTTCTGTAAAATCAAATACTGATTATTATCCTAAAACTGCAAGGGTTATGCCGGGTCGCTACTACACAACAAACCCTATTGTATTGACACAAATAGATGGATTTTCTGCTCGTTTACCAGCTTTAATTGGTGGTAATGGTAATAGTATTTATGATGTTGAACTTATAAAGACTACACAAAATACAGTCGGTCCTGGTTACTATGGTGGTGATGTTGATGCAGTTATATTTACATCTGCAAAGACATCTGGATCACAGTACGTTTACGGGGAGAAAACTTCAGGGTTCACATTAAGTCGAACTGATTTAGATGTTGGTTATGGATATTTCGCACAAAATTCTGTCCAAGGTTATCGAGGAAATATTCAAGCTGTTGGACATGCACAAAACATTTATACAAATGATTGCTGGATGACGCGTTTGGGGTTTATACGTTCATATCAGGGTAAGAAAGGGATCGCAATCCGTGGTGGAACATCAAACTTTGGTGGGCCACTATATGTCGACATGGCAAAAGAACATGGCTATGATTTTTATGGGCTAAGTTATTCTGATCTTAACTGTGCTTGTGATGGGGTTGGTGCAGGCTTGGCAAATGGCGGTATTGCTTACGATTTATCATTCTGTAAGTCTGTTAGTGGTACATTTGCCGTAGAGAGGCACAAAGGTATTGAGTTCTATCTTAATAATACCGATGGCGGCTCGGCGAAAGGGCGTAGTTATCACTCAACTGCTGTTCCAGCACCAACTTACAAAGTATGGGTTCAAGCTGGCAGCACATTTAGCTTTACAGGATACAACTGGAAAGAATCATTAGTTAATCTATCTACTGCTGATAAGGCAAACTATAGACTTACAAATAAAGTAAAGTATCAAGGGACCTCATCAGTTGAATATTCTGGATGTGAATTCTCACCTGAGTTTGCTCGAGATGGCTTCGCGGGACAACTTGATAGTAAGTTTGCAGCAAAGGTAGTGGACGCTGCTTATAGTGATAATGCTGGAATCATTGCTCATACAATTGCAATTAGTAATACAGTATTCAAACGGCTTTGCTGGCTCGGCCAGTCTTCTGCGGTTGAATTGCTATCTGCAAATGCAGTGAATCCAACATATTCAGATCGTTATTACAGCAATGCTTTTGTGCTTACTGAGGGAACTCCTAATACTATTGCTAATCCAAAACCCAACCGGATAGCAAAAACAGCAATTTCAACTGATTCAGCGAATCCCACCATTTTGTGGTATTTATATCAAAGTGGAGCAATTACAAATTCTCACTTACGTGGATATATAGATGCAGATGGTTGGCTCTGTGTGCAGCATAGTGTGGCTGGGAATGGTTTGGAATATCGGTTTTTAGTGGTAGTTTGATATAAAAAAGCAGAGAAAGATAGCTTACTCTGCTTTTTCTATCCTATCTATTATATTTTTTGTATTGATATACTAAAAATAATAGGAAATACAGTGCTATATCAAAACCTGTAAAAAGTCCGAGCTGATCTGTAAAAAACCTGCTCAAAATAATTAGTCCAAAAAATATAAGAGTCAGATTCTTGGATGAAATTATGTAAATAAGAATGGCTAAAGTAAATAAGGTGTGTAATAACCCATATCTAATATGACCCATAATAAATGAATTGTGTGGATTCCCATTAAACATGGTGATCCATGTACAACAGTGGTTAATGCTTCTTCCGAAGAAAAGATCGTAAGTTGAATAAGTAATATGATTTAAATATTCATTTAAGAAAATAGAACGTTCACTTTCAAGTCCTGTTGAGAAGTTCGTCTTTTCAAAAACAAAGTTTTCTATAAGGGAGAGATTTGCTAAAAGTACTATTGCTAATACGGCTGTAGATATGCCAATTAGGTAGTAATTTTTTTGTCGTATTAGTACAAATAGAGTGATTAAAAAAGATAAAGCGATTCCACTTCGTCCGAACAAAAAAACACATGCGATGGTAGTAAGCAAAGCATATATTAAGGGAACTGTCTCTTTTTTCTTCTCATAACATAGAGCTAATAGACACAAAATAATTACATAAGATGCACTAACATAGTTCCTACTAGATTTTGCAAATACCTCGTTATACAAGTCGGGGTTAGATAAGCCGAACTTAAAAATATGATAATAGATGATTGCAGTTAAGAACCAGAAAACAATTTTAATGTACTTTTCTGGTTCATTGTTTTTATACAGTAAGAATGCCGCTATAAGTGAATTAATGCCATAAATTATATTATATAGGTTGATTACAAGCGGATATGTCTGCGACATGTAGCTTGCTGCCATAAAAAACAGTAATAAAATGGATATAATAGCAATGAATGATTTGCTTAATTTATATCTAAACAACAATATAAGGTTTGGGATTATGGCTAAGAAATACATGCCTAAAAATATATAACTATCAGTTACATAGTAAAGTATGTATGCCAACAATTGTAGGGTAATTGAAGCGCCAACTATTAATGAATACTTTATATTAAAAAAATTATGGGATTTAAGCATCTTAATAGCCATTGATGTTTGACACCTGATAATATGATTTGTAATCAGACTTCTTATTTAACTCTATAGTGAATTTTTTTGACCTTATTAAATTGGATTTAATTTCATCAAATGAATCTAAAGTGTAAATATCATTATCTTTTTTTATTATATTTGGTGTGAGATGAATTTTTTCATCGAAAATAATATCTATATTTTTTACATCTAGTTTTGTTTTCACTATAACCTGTTTGCTTGTGCGGCTAATTCCTAGGATAGGGCTGCGCGTATAATCTTCGCCGATATTAATTACAGCTTTATATGGGTGTAGCAGAAGAAAGGTTTGTGAATCAATCTGTGATGTACTGGAATAGTATTTAGGATCAACAAGATCTTTATTTTCTTCATCTAGGCTTAGCTTACAACCTGTTAAAAATGTTATAAAAACAATGCTTAATATGATTTTAGAGCTCATAAAAAAGTTGACTGACAAGATACACCAGCAGAATCTTACTACAGTACAGATATCCAGTACACTAACATTCTGTTAGCAACACCCAACAAACCACCACAAGCCCTAGCTTTAAATAAGTTAGGGCTTTTTTATTGCCAATAATTTTAGAGGTTCATATGCAAGAAAATGCAATTCCATGGGTTTTAAAAATCTTTCCAGCTGTGATCGGGGCAATTCTTGCACTTGTTTTAAGTGGGGATATTGATAAAGACGGAAAAATCAAAGTTTCAATGGGAGTTATCACAAAATTCGTCTGTAGCGTGACGGTAAGTTTATATGGGGGGTCAGCATTCATTGAGCACTTTGAGTATCTTAATCACTCAACAATGTTCCAAGGCTTCATCATGCTGATTTTCGCAGTCTTTGGGTTATTAGTAATCGGCATTGTTTATCAGTCAATTGCATTACTAAAGGGCAAAAGTATGTCTGAAGTGATTGCTGAAGTTAAGGCGGCATTTGTTTCTATTATTGGCGGCAAAGGTAGCTAATCATGAACATCGAACAATATCTTGATGAGTTAATTAAGCGTGAAGGTGGATATGTAAATAATCCTGCTGATCGCGGTGGCGCAACAAAATACGGAATTACCGAAGCAGTTGCACGTGCGAATGGTTTTAAGGGCAACATGCGAGATTTGCCACTCGAAACTGCAAAGGCAATTTATAAAAAGCAATATTGGTTATCACCACGTTTCGACCAAATAAATGCTATTAGTCCAGTCGTGGCCGAAGAACTATTAGATACTGGTGTGAACTGTGGTACTGGATTCGCAAAGCCTATATTGCAGCGTGCATTGAATTTGCTAAACAATCAGGGTAAAGCAGGCTGGTCTGACTTATCAGTAGATGGGGTTTATGGTCCAGCTACTTTAAATGCACTTAAAACATTTTTAGCCAAGCGGGGCAAAGAAGGTGAAAAGGTATTAGTCCGTGTCCTTAATATCATGCAAGGTCAGCGCTATATCGAAATCTGTGAACGCAATCCCAAGCAAGAGCAATTCTTTTATGGCTGGATCAATAACCGGATCGCATAAAGTCGTTATGTGCAAACGTACCAAAGTTGCATCGCTCATCACATTGCTGTGCCTCCTTTTCTCAGGTTGCACAGCTCACACTATTAATAGTAATGTGAATGTCTCGATTTGTGTAAGGGCTTTGTGATGTCGCAAGTCATGATCATGGTTTCGGAAG